ATGGATAAACCCGCAGCCACCGACAAACGCGCCGAAAAACCCGGAACCCTTTGGCTTACAGGCCGCATCAAGGAATCGCAGCAAGTCGGCACCGACAAAGACAACTTCCCGATCATCGAAACCATCCTGGTCACCCCGGCCCCGGATCAGTATTCGCACCCGAACAAATACTGCATCATGGCCCGTTCCAAGCTGGGCGGCCCCAACGAGGACTTGACCATTGAAGTCGAGGTCCAGTGCCGCCCCTGGAAAGACGCCAAGGGCAAATGGCATTACCCCCACTATTTGTGGGCGGTCAAATGACGTGGCTTGCCACGATCTCAAGCCCATGGAGAGCCGGCCGGCTTCCGGCGTCTGCCGGGGCCGGGCGAAACTCCATGGACGCCGCCGAGCACGCCCTTCATTGCGGAGCCGCGGACCTCCTGGACGAAACCCAGCAAACCTATTCGCTGACCTACAGCGAAATAGGCGTTCGGCTCTGCCAGTGTGTGGAATGTGGCTTGATCACCGCTGAGCAGGCCCAAGAGATCGGCAACCATTTTTTTCCGATAGGAGCAACTGACCATGACCTGGACCCCAATGATCAGTTCAACGTTTTTTGATGGCGTGCAATCCGACATGCTCGTTGCTGCAGGCGGCATTCTCGGGCTCGCGCTCATCATTTTCGGTCTGGCGATGCTGATGCGGACCATCGGCAGATAACCAGTCCATCAACCCCCAAAAGCATAAGGAGAACCCCATGCAAGCACTGTTCGACGCAGTAGACGTAACCGGCATCAGCACCAACGTCAGCACCTTGATGATTGCCTTCATCGGCATCGGCCTGCTGTTCCTCGGCTATGCGTATGTCCGCCGGACCATGTCCGCCGGCAAGCGCATCTAATTCAACCAGGGGAGGGGCAACCCTCCCCGCATCCCCTAATAAGCCATGCCGAAAGCCGACCCGATTCAATATCTGATGAACGCCCTGGCCATCCTGACCGGCGGTCTGATCTCGGATATGCAGACCCTGATTTTGGGGCTGGTGGTCTGCGCTTTCATCCTCATGGCGCTGGATATTCTCAAAGACCTGATCCTGTTGCCGGCCCTGGAGGCCATGGCCAACCCCTTCGACGCCTATCGCAGGGCCAGCGCAGCCTATGCAACCTATCAGATCAATCGGCGGATCAGCGCGGCGGCCGGCAGTAACGAACCGGGCATACGGCCCAGCCGGAACGATGTGGAAATAAGCCCGCTGCGCCAACATGATCTTGAATTTGCTGCTGACGGCGTGGAGAGCCTGGAACCCGGCCCGGATTCCACCTATGCCAACAACCATTGGGAGAATGACGGCGTGGATTTGTCCGAGGATCGCTATTCCGAACTGGAAGACGCCGTTGATGAATCCTATCGGCGCATCCACCGCATGAGCGACGAAGACGCGGCCGCCATGGTGTCCCACGCTGCCGACGATTACCGGAGAAGAAACCCATGACATTGAATTTGACGGCGTTCGGCTACGGCCTCGGCTTGGTCCTGGTCGGCTGGATTGCCGGGCTGGTGGTCAGTTACGTGTTTTCGATCAACCGTGGCATAGGGCGCTTAGGATGACGGCTCTTGAACTGACCGACATCCTCGGCAACATCACCCTGCAGCTTGCAGACATCATGTCCTTTGGCCTGGGCGCTCTCTGCGCAATCGCCTTTGTGATTGCCGCCCACACCAAGTGGTAACGAGGTTTCCCCATGTGGCAAAGAGTTTGGTACCAGAACGAAGAAACCGGCGAATGGTATTCCCGCCGTGAAGACGACTTCGGCATGACCCAGGAAGAGCGGGACGCATACTACCAAGAAATGCGCGAATACCTGCGCGAAACCGAAGGGTGGGAACCATGATTCAGCTGCCCCCAGGCTTTGACGCCGCTGCCCTGTTTACCGAGTTCTTTCATCTGGCCGCACCCTTTGCCGGCATTGGCTGCCTGATCGCCTGCGGCTTCCTAATCAACCGACTGCTAAAGAACATGCCATGACCATCTTGCCCTCTTTTCCCCTGATTCGGCGCTGGGCCTTGGTGATTGGCTTTCTCGGCCTCTGCTTTGTGCTCGGCCTGCTGAAAAGGATACTGCTATGAAAATGACCCTCTATATCCTCGGCGTATACCTGACCTTCCTGTGTGCCGGCTTCTATCTGAGCACCGCCCACGGCGAAGAAACCAGCCAAGGTTTGCCGCCAGGGCCGAATCAGTCGTCTGCTGACAACGGGTATGGCTACACCCCGAAAGGGTATGTCGTTCCTCGGGTTTCCTCAACGGACGCGCCGCTCAGACATCGCAACGCCAAATCCTGCCGGCAATATCTCACGGTTTGCGAGAAGTCCTGCAGCGAACGCGGCTCTCTGTTCAAGTTTCAATGCATTGGCCAAGAGTTCCAACCCTTTGAGGAGCATTTCCGTTGTCAGTGCGGCGACGACGCCTTTCAGCAGGTGGCCAGGAAAGAAGAGCGCAAGCCCGAGCCGAAAAACGAGACCGCCACGGTCACCGAGCAGGAGCAGGCCAAATGACTACGCCCGCTCGGCGCGTTTTTGCGGCCTGCGCTTGTGCGGTGCTGATTGCTCAACCAGCGTTGGCAAGCCTTGCCTTGCATACCATTCCTTCCTCTTCGGTGGGCACGGTGCTTGCCGATGACGATGCAATCGAACGCATCATGAGCATGGTGGATTCTCCCACCACTTCCACCACGGGCGGCCAGCTGGCCTCGTTATCATCCTCCGGTTCGCTCTTCCTGGCTGACACCCTGGCCGGCGCGGCCGGAATCGCAGGCATTGCCTACTATTCGCGCACCGGAAAAGACCCGGTTTATGCGGCGTTTGATGCAGTGGCCTCGGCTGCCGACGCGCTCTTTGTCCCAGCCTATCAGGCGTTCAAGGCAAATTTTGTCAGCCCTGAATCATACCCGGCCTCTGCTGCTCAATATGTCGGGGTTGAAGGGAGTGTTGGCGCTAAACTTGGCGATATTTGCAGTTTTGTGCAGAATGCCCCGTCCGATCTTTATACGTCCCTAAGGGCGCTTATAGAAACGAATCTGTCCGCCTCTGATCCTGGCCTCAGCAATTTGTCTGCCTGCAGTGTGTTTTCTGTCCCTGGCCAAGGAAATTGGACTGTTGGTTGTAATTGGGCAGGTTGGGGCACTCGGTACATAGGCGGTTCCCCTTCCGGATATACGCTTTTGGGTGTTTCCGGGGGATACTATTACTATTTCGCCGCGAGTGGAACGGATGGGTTATTAAGGAAGTATTCCGCCCCCTCCTCTGGCGCTTACATGTGGCTTACGCCGATCACAAAAGTCACGTCTGACCCAACCGTCTACCCAATTGCCGGATCAGTTAATTATTCTGGACTGAAAGAAGCTTTGGATCAAGCGGACATGGATGCTGCAGTTGCAAATGACATACGCAGTGCTTTGCAGCACATGCCGGCTGATCAAAAAATTGCTTCTTCTGATCCTGCCCCCTCTGCCGTACCTGCCGAAAACGCTTCGCCGATAACCAACAACGACATCAGCAATTTTTTCACCTCGAACACCACCAACATTTACAACCAATATCTGACCGATATTCAGTCCGAAGACACCACGATCAGCAATGAAGTCGCCAAAGCTGCGGCTGAAACCGCTAAGGCTCAAGAGGAAGAAGCGGAAAAGAAAGAAGAAGAGACCTTCAATCCGATCACCGACAGCGCCTTCAACGAGCCCTATAACCCCGGCGAGTTCGACATACCGGCGCGGTTCACTCAGTTCCTCAACAACGTCAAATCCTCAGGCCTGTTTTCGTTCTCCAACGACTTCTTCAACTCTCTGCCCGGCGGCGGCTCTTCGGTCTACGAGATCGAGGCCGGGCAATACGGCCATCACACCATTGATCTGAGCGACACCCTGTCCACCGGTCTTGCGGTATTGAAAACCATCCTCCTGGTCTGCTTCGGCTTCCTGTCGATCCGGGCCGTGATCATGAAGAGGTAATTATGAGCGGCTTCGGCGTCATTATCGATTGGTTGAGCACGTTCTGGGGCTGGGTGGAAACCGGGTTTACCTGGATTCTCGACGGCGTGGTTCTGCTGCTCCAGTTCGTGATTTTCACTTTGTTTGACGGCCTTTTTTTGGTGGTTGAAACCGCCCTGGGCGCAATCGACCTCTCGTCGGTGATTTTCAACTATGCCGCCTCGTGGTCCAACCTGCCGACCCAACTGGTTTGGTTGATCAACGCGGTTGGGTTGCCGCAATGCTTCGCGATCCTCGGCGCGGCCTACCTCATCCGCCTGACCTTGAATCTCATTCCATCAATTTTCACGAGGGTCTAACCATGATTATCGGATTTGCGGGAACGCCCGGCTCGGGCAAGACCTACGAAGCGGTCAAGAAGATCACCGACAACCTGCAATGGGGTCGGGTGGTCTACACCAACATTGACGGGCTGGCCGATCAGGAATGCCTGGAAATGATCAAATGCTATTGCGGCCTGTCCGATCTGGCGCTGATGAAGCAACTCCATTTCCTGGAAGATTGGCAGGTGCCCGAGTTCTGGGAGCACATCGAACCCAAGTGCCTGGTGGTGCTCGACGAGGTGCAGAAGGTCTTTTCCTCGCGCGAATGGCAGAGCGCCAAAAATAATATGTTTGCGTCCTGGGCCTCGACCCACCGGCACAACGGCTTTGATCTGGTCATGATCTCGCAATCCATGGAACGGATTGATTCGGCGGTGCGCTCCCTGCTGGAATGGAACTATGTGTTTCGCAAGGTCAATTTCTTTGGCGGCGCAGTGCAAAAGAAATACCTCTGCTATTCCTACGGCGGCGACGACACCAGCGGCAGGCCGTTGGTCAAGGACACCCGCACCTACAAACCCCAGATTTTCCGGTGCTATAAGTCGTACGACGCCAAGGACGTCAAAGAGCTGGGCGTCATGCAGCACGTCAACGTCTTGAAACATCCGGTGTTCTTCGCCATTCCGATCGTCTTTGCCCTCACCCTGTACATGATGTTCTTCAAGTCGAGCATCGGCACCGGCGACCTGTTCGGCTCCAAGAAGGCCATGGCCAGCCAGCCGCAGCAGAGCGGACCAACCGCCGCCGCCAAGAAGGAAGGCCCGGCCGTCGCCCACCTGAACGCCATTATGCCGACCATTCGCGACGGCCAAACCGTATTCACCAACCGCAAAGGCACCCCATGAAAATGAAATCCTTTTCCCTGTTCCTGCTCCTCGCCTCGGTTCTCCTATCCTCCGCGCTGCTGCTCAGCTGCACCAAGGAGAAGAAAGAAAAGCCCGCCGCCCCGCAGCCGGCCAAGGTCGAGGCGGTCAAACCGCCCACGCCGGCGCCAGTGGTCAAGAAGGACGGCCCGGTGTCGCTGGACTTCGACAACTCGCCGCTCTCTGAGGTGGCCTTGTTCGTCACCAGCCAGACCGGCAAGGGCTTCATTCTCAACGGCACGGAAACGAAGCTGATTTCCTGGATCGAATACAACATCCCGCGCGAAAAGCTGTTCGACGCCTTTGCCAACGCCCTGGCCGCCCCTTTGATCTGATCCTCAAACCGGCCAACGACGCCGGCACGGTCTACACCGTCGACAAGATCGAGGAAATGAAGGTGCCGTACAAGCTCGACTTTGCCACCTCCAAGCGCGGCACATTCTTCCTGTTCGGCTCCACGGTCTATTCAAAGGAAAAGTTTCCCTATCCGGTCAAGCACGATTCCGGCCACTGGTTCGCCATCATTCCCAAGAGCCTTGCGGACCAACTAGCCAGCAAAGCGGCTGCAACCAACGGCAAAAGCTGACGCACCCAGCAATACGGCCGCGACGCGGCGGCCGGAATGACGCGGCGCAGTTGTCTGTTGTTCTGCGCCAGAGCGCAGGCAACCGCAGGGCTACCAAAACGAAAAATCGGGTAAGCGGCCATCTAGCTCAGCGGCCGATTTTTCGTCCCCTTGCTGGCAACCACCTATCGCACTCGGCCTTTTTGCCGTTTCACCTCAAACCACCGGACACAACAAGGTGTCGCGAATCAGTTCCAGGCGATTCATCAGAGATAGCCCGCGCCACCTTTCATAACAGGAAATAATTCAGGAATGCAAACGATGAAGAACTTGTTTCTCTGCGCCGACTGCGGCTGCTCTGTGCCGATGGACGAAACCGGGCCAACCTTCGGTCTGTGCGCCCACTGTGAAGCCGACTTGAACAACCGCTCATCAGCATGGGCAGAAAAAAGAAAACCCCTTTGTCAAAAGGAGGCAACCTCGACAAAGGGGAAAGGAAGGCCCCATGAGGAAGGGCCTATAAAAACGGTATCGCAAACAAAAGCGGTTGTCAAACAGCCCAAAGAAAAACCCCGAAACCGTGCGGAAATTCTCAGGAGAGATGAGAAAACCCTACTCGTTTTCGGGGTGGCAAAGCGTCTATCAAATCAAGGGGGAGATGATTGA